CAGATAATGTGTGCATTGTAGGTTTGTAGGTTTGTACATTGTAGTTAGGTATACCCCCCCCCCTCGCTTTTTTTTTTCTACAAGAACAGAAGATATGACAATCGGCAGTCTGTGTTGACACACATTGAAAAACGAGGGGGGGGGGTATACCTAACTACAATGTACAAACCTACAAACCTACAATGCACACATTATCTGCCTTCTGCATCATCAAGCCTGTGTTGAAAATTTCAACAAATCATGTGACAACAAATCCTCCACTTCTTCAATACTCTTACACAGAAATGCCTGTGTGTCTTTGAAGGCGGGGGGAGTTGCAACCTGCGATACATTAACACTATATATGTACAAAGACAGATATGTACAGAGACAGATATTGTACAGATAATACTTCTGCATACCTAATTAGGCTGCCCCACACCAGTCTTCATGTTGTCACCTGCAAAACCTTCCACTATATATTTATGAAGAAAAAAATACCCACACCTTTCGATGTGGGTACTTTCTTTAATCAGAACAACTTACTTGTTGTCTGCGATGAATTCCTTCCGTTCCGCTGGTGTCATTTGTGACCACATTAATTGGAAGGTTGCTTTCCGTTGCGCTGGACTTTCTGGTGTCTTCGGCAGTACTGTCTTCAGTCCTACAATGTTTAATTGATTGTCTTCCAACAATACACTGTTGAAAAAATCCAATGTCGCATTGTGTCCGTCTTTGGCATCTTTCTCCGTCTTCTTGCGGAAGTCGTTTCCGATGTCCGTCTTCGTATTTTTGACCGCCTGTTCGATAATGAATTCGAGTGATGCATTTGACAGGTCAAACTGTATTGCATATTCAACATCAATACGCTTTACTTCACCGTCCTCAAATATCCATGCCTTCGTACCTTGTTTCTCAACATAGCCAAGTGGGTTAACTGATTTCGTAAATCTAACACTACCAATGTCATCACCTTTGACAGTGATTGTCTCGGTCTTTGTATCGTTTGTGGTTTTAGCCATTGATACATTCCTTGTATTAAGGTTACCTGCTGGTGTCCGATTGCCACTGGCGATGTGACCAGCAATTACACTTTCGCCACTGTTTGTCACATATACTCAACAATTTATAATGATTTCATGTGACTGCCTAATTGTCAAATATCAGTCAATATTACAACAATTATATTTAATGTCAAACAATTCATTTAATATCCTGTAAGTTCAACAATAACAGCAGATGGAGGCACAACAAATTTATGCTGGTACATTCCAGCAACAATAATAATAATCGGGCGGGGGTGTCTTGGGGATTTTCCGCCTGCAATCATGTTCATTAGCAGTCACACAAATTATTTGAATATTAACCATCATCAGCCTACATACAACAGCTGTACATACAACAAGCATCTGCTATCTGTATCAGAAGATAATGATACACACAACAACAGTATCTTGCATATTGCTATTTGTTTGTATCATTTGTACATTACTTCATGATATACGACTTCATATATACAGAAGCACAACCTTACACATATACCCTTACTGTATACAGCATAGGAGGATAATATGGGAAGAAATCAAACAGGAGAGAGAAAATATCAAATAGAGAATGTTTGGGAGGTTCATAAAGAGATAGCCAGACGTATTATACTTGGTGAGAAGAATGTGAAAATTGCGAGAGACCTTAATATCTCTGAGGCAATGGTATCCTACACAAGGAACAGTCATCTTGTTCAGAAAGAACTTGCTGCACTTGAAGCACAAAGGGATGGTACAACTGTTGATATTGCAAAGGATATTATTGAACTTGCTCCACTTGCCCTAAAGAGGGTTGCTGAGATTCTTGCTCATGGTACTGAAAAAGAATCTGATAATATAAAGACTGCTTTTGGAGTTCTGGATAGAGCTGGACACAGTCCAGTGAAAACATCTGTTAACTATAATGGTGCATTCACTCGAGATGATATTGAGAAGATTAAAAAACGAGCGAAAGAACGTCATGAACAGGCGAGGGTTGACAAAGCTGAACAAGCTGAAGTCATAAATTAAATAATACATAACAATTCATAGGAGGAATCTATGATACAAGGTAATGTACAAATTGTAGGAGGTAAGCCAGGCACTACATATCTCTATACAACTACCAATACAGCAGCTGCTCTTGATTCTGCAAAGTTAACAACTGCTGGAGACTACCCAAAGAAATGTAATTCAGTCATGATAGGTGTGCTTGATAATGACATCTCTTATGCATTTGTCTCTACACCTGTTGCAGGTGGTCTTGGACATAAGGCAGGTGATGGTGATACTATTAAACTTCAATCTTGGGCAGCAGCCAGCAAATTTAAAGTTGTTTCAGAGGGTGCAGGTGCACATGCTCGATTAATGATAACAGTAGGTTGGTAATATGAGAAATTTTATAATCTTCCTTCTTTTACTACTTACAACCAATAGCATAGTAAATGCACAGTTCATTGTTTCAAGTAGGAAAACAGGAAATTTAGTTCCAAGAAGGGATTCAGTCTATGACCTTGGAAAAGAGGGCAGGGAATATGATTCGCTGTTTGTTGATAATGCTACCTTTACTAATATCAGTGCTGATACATTAACTCTTAAAAGAATAGAAGTTGATACAATTGCTGTTAATAGTAATACAGTTATTCTCGTTGAAGATTCTACTTATTTTTCTGATGATGTTAATATAGCAGGTAAAGTAGGGATAGGCGAAAATGCTCCAGATTCAACATTAGAAGTAAATGGTTCACTTCATATAACAGGGAATAGTTTGCTTGGTGGAACTTTAGGTAGCGGTGCAATAACAAGTACAGATTTACTCACTCTCAACCAATCTGCTGATAATGATGGAATACAGATTAATGGTTATGATGATAGGACAGGTTATTATATGAAAATATATAATAGTGGAGTATCTGGATGGATTGTATCAAATCAAGATTTAATTCTTGCTTCAAGTGATGACGATATTGTAGCATTTTTAGGCGATAACGCAGGTGCGAAATATTTTGATATTAGGGATTCTGACTATACAAGAGTAGCCACAATAGATTCAGATGGGAATCTAATCGCTAAAAGTTTAGACGCATCAGATGGAAATATCACAGATGTCGGAGATATTAGTTTAGACACAATTTCCTCCGATGCGGGAACAAGTATTGGAGTTACTCTTGGAAGTGATGCAGGAGATGATTTTAATATTGATAGCGGTGGATTTGTTTATGAGGGTGATAATAATAGAGTAGGAATAGGCGAAGCATCTCCCGACTCTACATTAGAAGTTAATGGTTCAGCACACATTACAGGCAACCTTTTAGTTGATGGTATTGTTACTGCTAAGAGGTCTCATGTCTTTGATTGGTCTGGAAAGGCACAAATTGCAGATGATGACTATAGAACTTTTCACTATGAATATGGAGATGGCTATGAAATATTGAACTATGACCCAGGAGACCCTCCAAATATGAACTATCTTGCAAGTGGTCTTACCTGTCCATTTGACTCCGCAGAAGTTGTATCAGCCTTTTTTGCCTTTCAAAATGGTGATACTGGGGTTGATACCTTTGAAGTAGTCCTTTGTAACCAATTAGATGATTGGGGTGGAGCAAGAACATACACTAATTCTGCAGCGTATGGACAACATGATTTTGAATTAGCTCATGCTCAAGGATACTGCAACTACTTTTACTCTTGGGATGTTTCAGCCTGGCCTACTTTAGTTTTAGGTGAGGATATTATGTTCTTTACACATGATACCTCTATTGGTTCTCCTGCCACTAGAAATATTTGGATGCAACTTACTATTGTTATTAGAGAATTATAGGATAGGAACTATGAAAAAGTTAATATTACTTTTACTTATACTAACAACAATAGGTTATAGTCAGTTACAAATACCAGCCTTTGCTTCTGAAACAGGTGGCTTTACAACTGTAGGTCCTGGAAATGATAGTCTTGCTTTAGATGAAACTTACTTCTTTAGATTCTATCCCGCTGTAGAAGACCTTAAGGATACTATTATAACTTTCAACTTTCAAAATACATACTATCCATGGGGAATTGATGAGATAAATAGTTCTGTAATGATAGAAGGTGAAAATCTTTCTTTGATGGCTAATGACTGTTTATGGACTTCAGCATGTGATGATGATAACTTTGTATCTCTTCCAGGCTTTGAATATAGAATTAGAAATAATGATTCTCTACTTGTATGGGATACATCACTTGACCAATATAAAAAGGCAAGTGTTGAGGAAGTACTTGGTAGAGATAGTCTTGCCTATTATGAATCAGCTCTTGTTGATACACTTCAGGTTACTAACTTAACAGTATCTAATATAGATGGTGAGACTTCTGATTCAAGTCTGTATGTTAGGAAAAACAAAGTTTGGGCTGATGTAAAAACAGCAGAGAAACAAAGTTTCAGAACTCCTCAAAATGATTTGGTCTATTATAAAGATGACCTTATTGATGCATTCTATAGAAATAACTCAAATGTTAAGATACTTGTATTAGGTGATAGTTTTGGAGCTTCTTACACAAATCCTCTTCGACATTACCTATATGATAGATATGGCTATGGTGGAGGGTATGAAATGCTTGTACACTCACAAACTACTGTTAGTGGCTATGACCTTGTATTTCTAGATGGTAGTTGGGACTTTGGTTATGATAGAGATGATGCTTATAACTTTGGAAATAGATTTGCTTATTCTACTAATCCTACTGATGTAATGAAATTTTCTGCTATGCAATTTAATGAGATGGATATATACTATAAGCAAAAGGCTAATCATGGAACATTTGAAGTAAAACTCAATAGTGAAACTCCAGATACCATAGATACTGATGGTGCAAGTGCTGGATTGTGGTGGTCAAAGGATTGGGGTGATACAACCCTAACTGTTACTGATACTGTATATGTTACACTGCTAACGGATAGTGCTTTCGTTTATGGTATTAATTTAAAGTATGATGATTATACTACTTCAGAACATAAACCTTTTGAAGTTGGTAGAGTTTATGATGGTGGTGCTCCTACATCTGCTTTCTACGATGGTAAAGATATAACCACAATGACTACAGCCTTTGATAGTATTGATGCTTCACTATGTTTATTAGTAAATTTAGATTCCTATGATGATATGGCTGATGTTGATAGTCTTGTATCTGTACTGCAAACTATTAAACCAGAAATGGATATTATTATTATTGCTCCACAAGATAGAAATACTGGAATAGTATCTTCAGAGATAGAACTTCTTGAAGCTATAGCAATAAAAAGAGATGTTGGCTTTTTTAACTTCTATAACTATATAGGAAGTTATACTGATTTAGAAGCTGTTGGGGCTATTACTGATGATGTACATTTAGACTCTGATTATTATTGGTACACCCTTCTTGAGTATCTTGACCCTATATTACCAAAGGAATTAAATAAGTTTCATCATGTGTACTCAAACAACTTAGTACTACCTCCTACTAATAATACTCAAGGTATTATTTATCAAGGTTATAATGATGTCTTTCATAACTTAGTACAAGGTGGTACTCCCTTTCTTCATACATATGCTAATACAAATACTGCAGGACATAATACATTCTTAGGTGCTGATGCTGGTAATCTATCTCTTACTGGAGCTGGTGCTGGTTCTGAGGGAAGTTATAATACAGGTATTGGATATAGAAATTTAATAGCTTTAACAACAGGTGCCTTTAATACTGGAGTAGGTGCTAATGCATTATTCTTAGCTACGACAGGAGATGATAATACTGCTTTAGGTTATTCAGCTCTTAGTGAAGCCTCTACTGGTTCTGACAATACAGCTGTAGGCTCTTATAGTCTTGCTAAATTAACAGAAAGGTCTGGAGCTTCAAGTTTTGGAAGCTACTCGGGTTATTCAAATACTACAGGGCTTTGGAACTCTTATCTTGGAGCTTATGCTGGTAGATATAATGCTACAGGACATTATAATACAGGTGTAGGTTATGGTGCTTTAGGAGGAGCTTCTGGACAGAATCATTCTAGTAATACAGGAATAGGAACACAAGCATTAACTGCTGTTACTACAGGAGGGCATAACACAGTTGTTGGTGCAAAAGCAGGTACAAAAGTAACAACAGGTGTAAACAATACTTTTATTGGTTCTGCTGCAGCTGATAATGTAACAACAGGTACAAACAATATAATAATAGGTTATAATGTAAATCCTAGTGCTGCTGATGCTACATACGAACTTGATATAGGTGGAGCTATAAAAGGAAACCTATCCACTAAGGATATTGAGATTATAGGTAGCCTTGATATAAAGAGTGATGCTCCAGCTGCTGCAAATTCTACTGGTACTGCAGGAACTATAACTTGGGATGCTGATTATATTTATATTTGTACAGCAACAGATACTTGGAAGAGAGTAGCAATATCAACATGGTAGACAATAATGGATATTGATGGTAAAGTATTAAAGAGGTATACTGATGGAGATGTTGATTACGCTCGTACTGTAGTATATTCTACAAATGCAGTAACAGAAACTATTGATGAGTTTACTCCAGATACAGATACTGTTTATTATATAGAATGTAAAGTAGTAGGTATAAAGGATGATTATTCAGAGGGAGCTGTATATCATTTCTATGGTATGTTTGTAAATGATGGAGGAACAGTTACCCTTATTCAAAGAGTAATTTATACACATAGACAATCAGATAATACAGATTGGGAGTGTGAATTTGCGTTGGCTTCTCCTGTTGTTTCTGTAGAAGTTACAGGAGATACAGGGGATGTAGTTTATTGGAAGTGTGAAAGAAAAGCAACTTTAATGGAGGAAGAAGATTATGTTCATTAAACATATTATATTTATACTAACAACAACAGTGCTGTTTGGACAGTTTGGTACTGATAAGTACGGTTGGGATAATAGAGACTTTTATATTCCAGGCACACTAAATACTGAAAGTATTGTTGTAACATACAACTTTGGTGCTGATACTCTTCGAGTTCTTTCTGGTGGAGCAGCCTACTGGAGAACCTTTTTTAGTACAATTTTTCAAACAGAAGTGTCTGGACAATGGTCTATCACTACAGGAGACAATCTTGTTTTTGATGTAGGTGATGGTGTTGGTGAGCATTTCTATATAGTGCTTGGTGATGCAGCAGGTAGTACAAATTTCTTAATTGAGGATTCTGGTTCTAATATTGTATTTAATATTGATAGTGATGGGGATGTAGATGCTGGACAATGGAAGGCAACTGCTATTGACTTTTCTGATTATACAAATACTACAGCAGGTACAGGTATAGCATTTACAGATGATGAAATTAGTACAGACGATTCTGCTATAGACCATGACCAGCTATCTAACTATGAAGGAGATGAGCACTTTACACAAGCAAATATTACTACTGTTGGAACTATAGGAACTGGTACATGGCAAGGAACTCCAATAGCAGATGCTTATATTCCTAATGACCTTACTCTTATAACAACAGGAGAGATTAGAACAAATTCTAATTTTGATGTAAATGGCTTTAATGGAGCTTCCTCTGGTGGCTGGATTCCTGTCTACAATGATGGTACAAGTGGACAGTTATCTGCTATATCTATTAGTGGGGGAATAATAATTAACTATACTACAGTACCTTAGAGAATAATATGAAGATATATCATCATCCTCTCGATTGGGAGTGTAGCAATTTCATTGGCGATGAATTTATTGTTACTTCTCATACTGACCCTAACATACATGAAACTACATTCTTATATAAGGTCAATGTCAAGAATAATACTCGTAAACCCTTTATGCACAAGTGGTGTAAAGATAATCAGGCTGGATTGGAAGATGTTTATTGGTTAAAGATTATTAATGGTTATGATTATTTCGGTGCAGAAATAAAGAAATGGAGCTGTAATGGTAATGGTGAACAAAATGATAGTGGAATATTCAAAGCTCCAGCAGGAACAGATAATTATAAGTTAGTATGTAAAATTAAACCTGAAGGTGCAGGATGGCAAAGCTACTCTATCTCAAGTCTTGTATTTAAACACGAGGGCGGTAGATATATGGAGGTATTGTATGAGGGCAGATATAGAGCTGATAAAAATGATTACAAAGTAGGACAGCTTACATATGATTTGGAAACTGATACTGTTACTGCAAGAAGCAATAATCCAATATTTTGTGATAGATTGGTCTGTGATGATTTGAAAGGAAATAGATTAAGCGGACACCGTAGAGGTACTGCAACGCATGATGATAAAAGTGATATATGGCATGCAGTAGTTTATAAATTAGTTGGGGGAATATGGAAAGAAGAGTATGAACCAAAAGACCAAGACGGTAGAGTAGGTGAATACTATTTTGATGGACACTATTGGAAATCAAATGATGAAGGTATGTGGAAATTTACCTTACAACCAAATGGAGGGAATATGATAATTCCTAAAATTATTATAGAAGATGATGTGTTAGAAGTTGTTAACCCAGAGATTGGGAAGGTCTATAATTGGCAAGTTGGTCATGGTGGTCAAATGTCTAATTGGGGATGGCTTGGAGTCGGTGTTACAAAGACAATTAAAAACCCTTTAAAAGTAGAGGGTAATATATTTTGGTGCTATAAGTCAGACAGTCCTTCTAAATTAAGTAATATTATTAAGTATGAAGAATGTGTAGCTCCACCACCACCTCCTGTTAATAATGATATAGTTGCACTTGCTAATGATATAAAGAGAGACCTTGTTTCAGTAGGTATAAAGATAGAAAAGATTATAACAGAAGCACAAAAATGAATTGGAAGTTACTACAAGGATTTGATATTGTTGATAAGGCACTTGATAAAATTGCTGATGGCAATATTAGAATACAGGCAAAAACAGAAAACAATAAGAATAGGTTTGCTATGATAACCAAATACTCTTGGGCATTTGGAAGTCTGTTGATATTGACGACTATTAACTTTTTAGCAGGATTCTATTTTATTGAAGCATATGTGAATAGTGATGCCTTTCCATATTTTTTAGGTACAATGTTATTGTTTGCCTCAATAACAGGTGCTGTTAAATTAAAAGATATGTATGCTCATTATAAATATATGAAGAAGCTATAGATAAAAGGGAAAGGAGTTAAGCATGGTTGAGCAATTAATTGTCGCCTGTACACCATTAATAGTGTTGGCTATTGGTGAACTGGTAAAGTGGATTAAAGAATCTATTAAAGGTATCTGGCTATTAGTAATAGTAGGTTCTTCAAGTGCTATTATAGCTTGGATAACACAACTTATAGCAAATCCAAACTTAGGAAGTTTTGAACAATTTCTATATGGTTTGCTTGCTGTTGTTATTCATCAGTTCTTTAAACAACTGAATAGCGGAAATTAAGCTATGGGTTTGAGTGTACATCAAAGACAGTTCTCTAGAATGGTAGGATTACTATTAAATTATCTACCAATACTGAGTGCTCAGACAGGTCATGTTTATGAGGTTACTCATGGTGATGCTTATTCAAAACCAGAGTTTGGCGTACACTCTACAAACCCTCCTTCCTTTCACTTTAGTAGACTTGCAATAGATTTTAATCTCTTCATTGATGGAGAGTATCAAAAAGAGACAGAAGCACATAGACCTCTTGGAGAGTTCTGGGAATTTATAGGTGGAACTTGGGGAGGTAGATTTAGAATACCAGACGGAAATCACTATTCCTATCTGGAAGGTAAACATATTATAGAAACATAAGCGAGGAATACTTATGCCAAATGGAGATAATTTTATAAAAAGCTATGGTACACTAATATTTAAAGTATTGGCTATTATTGTAGCAGCTGTAGTAACATGGTTTGCTCTTGTGTCACAAGTGAAAAATAACACTCATGATATAGGTGAAGTAAGGACAGACTTCGATGAACATTTAGAGAAAGTTGAAGCTGAGCCTTTAACTCCTCATGAAATCTCAGTACAAGTACAGGAACATGAAGAAGAAATAGATTGTCTTGAAGCAGAGGACAGAAGACAATCTAACTTACAGATACAGCTTATGACAAATCAAGCTATACTTGTTCAGAATAACAAAGATGTAACTGAGGCAGTAGTTTCTATAAAAGAAGATATTGCATTAATAAAAGGAAAGATGGATATAGAATAATGGCTTTTGACCCTACCCTATTTACAGATGATTTAGAGCTACAGGATATTCTTGAAGAATGTTCTTTGTCAACTAAGAAGTTTGCAGAGACTTTCATGAAGGATACTTTCTACAGTCCCTGGAACTCTTTACATCTACAACTGTGGGACTTTCTTGATAATTGTGAAGCACGAAAGAAGATAATTGCTGCTCCTCGTGGTCTTGGAAAGACAACAGACCTTAGGGCATATACAATGCGACAGATACTATACAGAATGAGACATTGTATTGCATATATAGGAAAGCAAGAAGGACATGCTATTGCACAAACAGAGAACATTAAAAGGGAACTGTTAGGCAATAGGGATATAAGAGGTTTATTTGGTTCTATTAAAGTTGCTGACCAGCCAGAGATGGCGGAATTTGGGGAGATGTTTTCAAAGAAAGCTTGGACTGCTTTTGGAGATATATTTATTAATCCTCGTGGTGCTGAACAGCAAATAAGAGGTATGATATTTATGTGGTATAGACCTGACCTTATTATATCTGATGACCTTGAAGATATGAAACTAATAGATAATGAACTATTAAGGAAAAGACAAAGAGAGTGGTGGCATGGAGATGTTGTAAAAGCAGTGCCACAGTTTGATGCTGATTGGGAAATTATATATGCTGATACAGTAAAACATCATGACTCTTTAATGGTCAACCTAATGGATGAAGAGGATTATGAGGTTCTCGTACTTCCAGCATGTACAAAAGAATATGTAACACTTGCACCTGACTATATGACACAGGAGGAAATTAATAAGGAAGTTAGGATAGCAAGGAAGAATGGAACATTGGATGTCTTTGCAAGAGAAAGAATGTGTATACCACTTTCTCCAGAGAACAAATCCTTTGACCCAAAAGATTTTAAATACTATACAGAACAGGATGGTGACTTTCTTGAAAGAAGGGAATATATGAGAAGTGTTGTTATTGTAGACCCTGCTAAAACAAAGAATCCTAAAAATGCACAGACTGCTTATGTTATATGGGGAATTGATACTGAGACTAATAAGATGTTTGTTAGATATGCAAGAGGAGAGTATCATCACCCACAAGAAATGTATCAATATGCCTTTGATTTATGTCATAGGTATAATACAAGTCTGCTCGCTATTGAGAAGACAGGCTTGGAAGAATTTATTATGTTTCCTTTTGAGAATGCTGCCAGCAAAGAAGGATACAACTTTGAGTTCCTATGGCTTACTGCTCGGTCGGGTGTAGGTGAGTTTTCTGGAAGAGATGGTGGTAAGGCAGGTAGGGTTGCCTCATTAATACCCTACTATAAAGATGGTCTTGTATATCATAATGAGCACAATACTGGTGGTCTTGAGATGCAATTACTTGATTATCCAAGTTCTAAGTTATGGGATATTATGGATGCAGCAGCCTACATAACACAGGTTATGGAAGAGCATATGATGTACTTTAATCCAGCCATGACAGCAGAAGATGGGTATGATGTAGAGAAAGAATATGAATACCTTGAAAAGTTGGAGAGACAGGAAAGGGAATTAGACCTTACTAATTTCAATCCTGCTCCATCATTAGGACATCACAATTTTTAAAACTATGTTGAAATTTTCAACAAATACTATGAGGGATATATGCCTGTATATTTAAAAGGTAGTAGTGGTCAACAGAATTCTGCTACACCAGAGTCTTTATATAATATGGAGAACATGGGATATGAGTATCCTAATGGTTTGGACTTAAAACCAGGCTCTAAATTACATACTCTTATTGTTAATAATATAGTAGATAGAGCTAAAGAGTCCTATAATTATATGAACTCAAGACACAGTTCTTGGAATCAGATAGTAAGGTCTTTGTCTGCATACACAAGACCAGATGATAAGACTGATTGGGAAGAGAAACAAAAGACAAGTCCTATTATTGTTCCCATTACTTTTGCTACTCTTGAAACAATACTGACTTATTTTGTAGCAACCTTTCTTGACAATCCTATTTATAGATATAGTGGTAGAAGTCCAGAGGATGCAATTAAAGCTTTATTACTTCAACATATTATACAAGCACAGACAGAATATATGTCTGCAGGTCTTGCCCTACATACACAATGGAGAGACGCTTTTGCCTTTGGCTTTGGTGCTTCAGCTGTTTCATGGAAAAAAGAGAAAGGTAGTTTTACTAACTTTGATGTAGATACAGGTGAAAGAGGATTGAATGAAGTCACAGTATTTGAGGGAAATGAACTTATAAACATAGACCCTTTTAAATATTTACCAGACCCAAATGTTCCTATAGAGAATCCACAGGCTGGAGAGTTTGTAGGATGGTTTGAACGAGATAATAGATTGTCATTAATGAGGCAAGAGAATGCACAGCCTGAATATTATTTCAATTCTCGGTATTATAAAAAGTTAATGAACTGTACCTCAACATTGTTCTCTGAAGCTGGTGGTAGAGATAACATGAGAGATAGGCAAGATACAATTACTGTTGGAGAATTCACTACTCCTATTGATGTGATACATATGTATATAGATATTATACCAAGAGAGTGGAAATTATCAGACTCAGAAATGCCAGAGAAGTGGAAGTTTGCTGTTGGTGGTGACCTCATTGTACAGGAAGCAAGACCTATGGGATTATCTCATGAGAAGTTTCCTGTTACTGTTGCAGTGCCAGATTCAGATGGCTATTCCATCACACCAACTTCAAGGTTGGAAGTGTTATATGGTTTACAGGATACAGTTGATTGGTTGTTCTCTTCACATATTGCTAATGTTAGGAAAGCAATTAATGATATGATTATAGCAGACCCTTCAAGAGTTAACTTGAATGACCTTGCTAATCCAAGAGCAGGTAAAATTGTTAGAACAAGACGACAGTATTGGGGTAGGGGTGTAAAGGATGTTGCTGAACAGTTAAAGATTATGGATGTTACACAGGGACATATGAAGGATTCTAATATCATCTTTGAAATTATGGGTAGGATATCAGCAGCGAGTGATATGGGACAAAATACTCCAATGAGAGCTGGTGAACGAGTTTCAGCGGAAGAGGTAAAGGGTATAAAGATGGGTTCAATGTCCAGACTTGGTAAGAGTGCGATGCTTGTATCATTACAGTCCATGTTACCTACAGCAAGAATGATGGCTGTACATACACAGGAATATATGGAAGAGGAAATTTGGACAGGAATTACTGGTGAACTTGAGGACAGACTTGCACAAGAATTTGGAGTTGATAGTTTTCCAAAAGGTATGATGTTTCCCGTAAGACCTCAAGATATTATAGTTCCCTTTGATGTAGTTGCTCATGATGGAGCTATGCCAGGCTCACAGGACACAAATGCTTGGGTTCAGTTGTTTCAGATATTTGGAAATAGTCCAGAGATAGCACAGCAATTTGATACAGTTAGGATATTCAAACATATAGCAAGACAGATGGGAGCTAAGAATGTTGAGGACTTTATTAGAAGAGGTAATAATACACAACCTCAATTGATGGCAGATGATAAAGTAGAAAGCGAAGTTAGTAAAGGTAATTTAGTACCAATAGGAAATAAGTAATGAGCAAAAAAGAGTTGCCCTTTGTAGATGAGTTTATCATACCTTTAAAGGAACATGATATTGATAATCTACTTGAGAACAGGGCTTGGAAGTCTATAGAACAAATGTTGTATGATAGGATTGATGTTCTTATAGACGATTTAATTAATGTAGATGACCCTTTAGAAATGAAGGAATTTCAAGGACGTCTAAGAGAAGATAAGTTAATGTTAGATGTTCCAAGACTTCTGCTTGAAGAAGTTAGGGACATGAGAAGACAGGAGAAGTCATGACTAAAAAAACAAAAGATATTGCTCAAGAAGGAGTGGATACCATGCTTGAGGATATAATAGGAGCAAAAGAATTTAGTGACCAAGAGGAAATGAAGAAAAAAGAGGAGGTTACTGATGATAAGGATGTGGATACAAAATCAGAAGAAGAGGATACAAAGAAGGAAGAGGTTAAGGATACTAAAAAAGAAGAGGATACAAAGAAAGCTGATGAAAAGAAGGATGCAAAAGATACAGAAGATACAGATGAGAAGGGAACTGAAAAGGACACAGAAGGAAAAGATGCTGAGGATGTAAAGGAAGATGAAGAAGACCCTGAACAGATAATAGCAACTTTAAGAAAGACAATCAATGAATTATCTGCTGATACTGAAGAAGATGATGAAGAAGTTATTCCTACAAAAGAAGAGGAAGAGAGTAAAGAGAGGATAAAGGAGAAAGAAAAGAAATCAAAAGACATTGTATTCATCACAGAAGAACAAGTTGAAGCTTCTGGTTTAGAAGGAGTTTCTTCTGAGTTCCTAAATAAGTTTGCAAATACTATTTATGCAAAAGCTAAGCAAGATGTAATGGCTACTACAAGCAAACAGATTTCTGGACAGATGAAACAGCAAACAAGAATTACAACATTAGTTAATCAATTTTATACTGACAATCCCGACTTAAATAAGTTTAGACCATTTGTTGGTAGTCGGTTAAAAACACTGGCTTCAAAGCATCCAGACTGGTCTCCAGAGAAAATGTTCGAGGAGCTTGGTCCAGATGTAAGGGTTCAGTTAGGTATGCGTCCTAAAGATAGTACAAAGGTAGAAGGTAAAAGTAAGAAGCCTGCTTTTGCAAAGAAACCTAAGGTTAAAGGTACTGTCAAGGAAGAAAACGAAAACCTATCTGGACAGGAAAAAGAGGTCTTAGACCTTATTTCATAAACACTAAAATCTAGGAGACTAGTAATGTTAGAAAACAAAGATACTGGCTACTCACTCAAGGATGTAAAGGATAAGGTAAATCATGCAGCAGATACCTTAGCCATGACTATCCAAGACCAAGTAGTTCGTGCTTCTACTGTATCAGGTACAGGTGCATTTACCATTACTCTCCCAAGCGTAACTGAAGCGAAAGGACTTATCTTTTCTCTTTATATGGTAGCAAGAAACAGTACTGACGATATTACCATACAAGACAAAGATGATGACTCTGGTTTATCAGACATCACTTTCAATTTAGCCGCTGACCAAGTCTTGCTTTATAGTGACGGATTTATCTGGCACACCTTAGCAAGTTCAGGTCTCTAGGGAGGGTAGCTTATGTCATTAAGTAATGCAACATTTGCTACACTACGAAGAGCTGGATTCAATATAGAAAATGGGCAGGTTAATTATAAAGGAGTTATCCAAGCACAAGGAGGAGTTGTTGGCCCTCTTGGAAAAGGAAACGCTTACTTTTTAGACCCTGCTAACGGAAGTGATAGCAATAATGGTAGAACACCAACTAAAGCATTTGCTTCATTAGAGTACGCATACTCAAAGTTAACGGCAGACCAGAACGATACATTGTTCTATATTGCTGGTGCTACTTCTGAAAAGATAGTGGCAACTTTGACGTGGGCTAAAGATTATACACACTTTATTGGTGTATGTGCTCCCACAGGTATAGCCCAGAGAGCTAGACTATTCAATGATACGACTACAATTACTACATTGTTGGATATAACAGCCTCGGGATGTGTCTTTAAGAACTTCTACATTTTTCAAGGTGGTGATGATGCTACAGAACTTTACAATGTAAAGGTTTCTGGTGGAAGAAACTACTTTGAGAATGTACATTTTGCTGGTATGGGTCATGCTACACCAGCGGATGAAGCAGGTGCTTGCTCCCTGTATCTAAATGGAGCAGAGGAGAATACATTTGTCAACTGTACTATTGGTGTTGACACTATTGCACGTTCAACTACTAATTCTGAATTAGAGATGGTTGGTGCGAGTAATAGAAATGTATTTAAAGATTGTATATTTTTGGCTTTTGCCGATAACGCTGGACATCTATTTGTAAAGATAGATGGCTCTGGAGATATTGATAGGTTTGTGCTGTTTGACAATTGCCTATTTATAAATTCTGTAGAGTCCACTGCGACTACAATGACTCAGGCTATGAACGTTCACAATTCTGCGGGAGGTATGGTTATCCTAAGGAATTGTATTATCATAGGAGCTACTGATGTAGCTGCTGCAGATAATGCGAACATCTTCATGGAAGGAGCTATTGCAGCAGCAACTGGTTCACTTGGCTTAGCCGTAACACGCTAGAATAGGAGGTAAAGTACTATGGGTGCTTTTCTTGGAATGAGAGGTACAGGTGATTGGGTAACTGACCAACGACCTAAGAATTATCGTGAGTCTATGCTCTACCTGTATCCAAATGGTAGAATGCCTCTTACAGCAATCATGTCAAAGATGAAGAAAGAAGTGACTGATGACCCCGAGTTTAATTGGTGGACAAAGAACTTAGCTGGACAAGCTGGTGCTATTACTAATATATACACAGACTCAGCAATGACAAGTGCATATACAAGTGGCGGTGCTATTGGTTCTGTTGTCTTTGTTAAAGTTGCAGAAGCAACTGCCAAAGAGATTCGTAAAGGACATAAAGTTATTCTTCGTGATACATCTCATATGGATGTAGACGTTGTGTGTAAAGTGCTTGAGTCACTGACCAACGGAGCAAGTTCCAGAATCACTGTTAAGTTGTTAGAAGCAGATGATAATGGAGCTACTACAGACTTATCGAATGCTGATAGGATTGTTGTAATAGGTAATATGAATGCTGAAGGTGCTCCAATGCCAGATGCTATCTCATATGACCCAACTAAGTATAGTAACTATTGTGGTATTGCGAGGACTCCTTTGGAGATTACTCGTACTGCGAAGAAAACCAAACTTCGTACTCCAGAACAATACAAGGAAGCAAAGAGGGAAGCCTTAGAACTTCATGGTATTGAGATGGAAAAGGATACCATATGGTCTATTCCTTATGAGGGAACAGGAGATAATGGTAAGCCTGAGCGTTCAAGTGGAGGTTTAAACTACTTCATCAATGAATATGCTTCTGATAATGTATCTGATTTCACTACAGAAACTGATTGGGCTGGTTCTACATGGCTCGAGGGTGGTGAAGATTGGTTAGATACAAAATTAGAAGCTATGTTTCGTTATGGAACTGGTGAAAAGTTAGCTATTTGTGGGTCTGGAGCCTTACTTCAATTACAGAAGTTGGTAAAAGCCACAGGTAACTATGAGTTGTCAAGCGGTACAGAAGCTTATGGTATTGACTTAACAACTTGGGTAACCTCTTTTGGTAAAGTATATCTTAAGACTCATCCATTGTTATCCTATGAGGTCACAACCAGAAACTTGATGTTTATAACAGAGCCACAGAACATGACTTATCGTTATATAGATGACACGTTCTTTAAGGCTGATGACAGCGAGCGTAAGGGTGGTCCAATAGGTAAAGATGGTACAGCAGAGGAATACCTTACAGAGTATGGGTATGAGTTTCATCATCCACTAACCTTCGGGAAACTGTATGGTTTTGGAAATGATAACACAGCCTAACTGAGGAGCTGATTTGAGACACTCCCTACTGATTTTCGAGGAATGATTATCATAGGGAGTGTTGAAATTTTCAACATAGACTGGAGAACTAATGACACTACTTGAGTTAAGAACACAATTTATAAAGCAGAATGGTAGGTTTGACCTTGTTGTTGATACTACTGATTATGAAGATGATGGGGCAGATTATTATATAAATGCTGGTGTTAGGTATCTTGATAATCATGCTATGAATCCAAAGTCCTATGCTTGGTATAAGTATGACTTTGTAGTAAATGACCATAGGATTCTAGTTCCAGGGCTCCTATCAGCAAAAGAAGTATGGATGGTTAATAGTGCTGATGATAGACGACAACTAACCAAACAATCACTTGGTTATATGAAGGACTATTATTCAGATTATTCTATTGCCGTTAGTAATAGTGGAACACCTACGGATTGGTGTATGGCTGTGGCAAGGTTAGCACCTGAACAGTCAGATAGAACTTCCTTAAACTATGAGGACCACTTTACTTATGGATGGGAAGATATTATATTTACAGATGATGGTCCTCACTACTCTTATAGGTTAGTGTGGTGGATGCCAAAGGCAGATACTGCAGGAACTGTAGAAATTTTAGGAAGATTTAAAGCGAATACTCTATCAGTAGATGGTGATATAAACTTTTGGACATCTGAATATCCAGAGGTATTAATTGAAGCAGCTAATCTGGCTCTTGAAGCTACATATAGAAATACAGCTGGAATGCAGGATAGAGAAAATTATATTAATCAACTATTGCTTGGTATAGACCACACTCTTGTGGAAGAGGAAATATCAGGCGTTAATCAAATGTCGGAGGGATAAATGGCAAGTGTAGCAAAATTAAGTATAAGTATTGCAGTAGTACCTCTTTCTGGAAATGATGATATTGAGGGAAAAGAAATATATGTCGTAGATGAGGAAATAGGAAGAGCTTTAACAGGTGGTAATAATGCATCTACATGGGCTGGAAATGCTATTGCTAACTGGGCTGATGGTGTCTTAACTAATCATGCAAGTGGTAGTGGTGGTTCTGTAGTAACTTCTGCTGGTGATAATGGAGTTTGGATTAAGCATACAGGTTATGCTTATGATGCTGGTGAAGATGAGTACATTGATAGAAGTACAGTTAATACAGCAGCGGTTTCAATAGTAGTTAATACAAAAACTATAGCTGCTTTAGCTGCAGGTGAAGCAATTTATTTACCTACTCCAGGTGGTACTACTTTCGGTTTTACCTGTAGTGGTACTCCAGCAGTTGAGTATGCAATCTTTACATAGGATATGTTATGAATAAAATACCCTTTAGAAGAAGTGAGCATGGAAGAGGTGCTCGAAAGTTAAGACGAAAGGAGCTAATTACTATACAAAAGAAGATAGCTGAATTGAACCTTCAGCATACGCAGACTACCTTTTACAAAAAGAAAGTATCTTTAAGTCTTATGGCACCAACAGAAGGAAGTCTTAAAGGTGCCATAAAGATAGTAGAGCTGATTGGTCACTGTAGTTTGCAAGTAAAAGTTAATGATGAGCTTGTTCTTGATATGGCTACAAGACAAGGTACAACGTTAATACCAAGCTTTGATGTACAAGCTGCTGATGATATAGCTTTGTATGTGAAAGCTTCTGAAGATAATACAAAAGTTAAAGTTATTAAACTGTCACTTATATTTACAGAAAAATGAGAGAATATACTTATAAAATAGATAAGGCTATAACTAGTGGACTTAAGCCAGAGGAAAGGCTGAAAAGTGGAAGTCCCTATATGAGTCAGATGCAGAATTTAATTCCAAGAGCTGAGGGCACTTCACTTTACTCACAAGTAACTAACCCCTTCAGTATAAGCCCTACTGTTTCCTACCCCTTCCCTCAGCTCTTTAGAGGAAAAGAAGTTACACTATTATGTTTTCAGACATCAATATATGAAGTTACAGAAACAGCTGGTGCATGGACATACTCAAAGATAACTACCTATGATTATGCAGTACCTGCAAGTACAAGAAGTATAGCGGGAGGTGGAGGTATATGGCACTTTGTAGATTTTGGAAGTGATTCATGGTTTCTCTATAATGGAAATGAGATTGTATTTAAAAGTAGACACCTTGAGTTCTCAGGTGATGCAAGTAAAGTCTGTGTTGTTTATGATGTTACAATGAATACAGGATGTCATCATAGAGGTAGACATATTGTTGGTGGCTTTAATGAATCAGATTTTTGGAACAGTGCCTGGCAAACATTCTTTGATACACACCTCGCACTTGTTACAGCAGTTAATTCAGATATACCTCTTGATGCCACACTTGGACTTGGACAGAATTTTGTGTACTGGAGTGGTATTGGAGGGTATGATATACTTGGACTTCTTTATCCAGACTTTATGATTAAAGGGCCTACTGAAGAACAGGATACTGCTGACCCACTTTTTCTTACTCTTCTTGAAAGGAATGATAGTGGTTTTGTACCAATGCCTTTTCCGGGACAAGTGTTATGTGTGAAACCTCTTGGTGACTATATAATTGTATATCAAGAGGATGGTATTACAGCTTTACGGCAAGTTCAACAGCCTACACCCACATATGGTATTACACCCTTAAAGCCCTTTGGCATATATGAGCGTGGTGCTGTTGAAGGTGATGATTTTGGACATGCCTTTGTTGATCAGTCTGGTGATGTATGGACTATTGAACCTAGCCTCACATTTAAGAGATTAGGATATAAAGAATTTATTGGAGGAATGGTCGGGGACTCTATGCTTGTTACCCAAGACCCTTTGCGAAAGGATTTTTATATTTCCTCAGATTCCGACTGTTACCTCCTTACAAGCGAGGGTCTTGGGCAGACAAGTGAACTAATTACTTCTCTTCATAGAGCGGAAGGTGGTCTTGTAGGAGTTTCAGAAGCTCTTACAGGAACAAGAAGAGATGCAATAGGTGTATCAGATGTAATAGATATGGGACATAGAGGTATAAAAATGATACAGTCTATTGAAGTTTGGATAGAAACAGAAGACCCTGTATATGCTGCAGTTTATTATAGACATGATAAAGCAGATTCATATACACTGTCTTCATATAAGATATTAAATAAAGAAGGTCATGTAACTATCCCAGTCTCTGGGATAGACTTCAAGATTGCTTTGAAGGTTCCTTACGTGGATAGTGTGGATTGGAACGTGTACCTTGATTATATCTTAGTACATTGGAAAGCAATAGATAAAAGATTTAGGAGAGGATTAAGTGCTAACGAAAATATTGAGTAGTCAAGTTGGACAAGTATGGGAGGCTCTAGACCCTATGATTAGAGGAGCTTTGAACACATGGACAGGCTTTGATGAAAGAAATCTAACAAACATTATGGAGGCTCTTATGAGTGATAACCTTCATGGATGGCTTGTAGAAGATGACGAACAAAAGATTGTGTATGGACTAGTAACAACCAACTTTACATATGACGAGTTTGGTGGGGATAAGATGTTGAATGTTTATACTATGTTTACAGTAAAGACAGTACCCATACAGCTTATATCAGAGGCTATAGAAACTCTTACAGTTTTTGCAAAAGGTAATAATTGTAAAGGTATATGTGGTTTTGCTAACAATCCAAAGATTGTTCAGTTGGCAGAAAGATATGGAGCAGATACAAATATAACTTTAATTAATTGGAGGTTTTAAATGAGCGCAAAGGGTTCTGCTATGGGAAGCTCAACATTCCCAGAATATATGAGAGAAACACATGGGGACTGGCTTGGTAATGTTCCAGGTAGCTTAGACCCACCAGCTAATGCTTATTCTATGATTTACGAAAGCATAACAGTAACTGAGCTGATGATAGATATAATAGATGCAGCCTCACCTTATAATGGCTTTGATTATACAAGTCCTACTACAGCAATTAGCAACATGAGAAGTGCTGTTGGTTTGCTACTTGCAGAAAAGGAATCATTAGCATCAGTTCAAACTAATTGGGATACTCTTTTGAATAAGGCATTTACAGAGGTATCTACAGATACTGGTGCTGATATTGAGACACTACAAACATTAGTTGCTGCTGAGTGGGAAGACCTTGATGACCAAGCAAGGGTACAACTTGCTACTCTTATTAATAGTGGTCATATAGCAGAAGTATCTGCTTACTTTAATACATGGTCGGGTATATATACAGCGGTGAAAGCCAAAGCTGATAGTGATATAACTGATAGGATTGCTGCTGCAAATGATAGAAGTGGGGATACAGCTGATAGACATTCTGATGTTACAGATAGACAAGGTGATGTAACTGATAGGTCTGCTATTATTGTAGATAGAAGTAGTCACGTAACAGACAGAAGTGGTAATGCTGTTGATAATAGTGCCGTTGTTTTAGCAGAAGTTGATGAATTTGGAACTGTCTATACAGATATACTAGCGAGAATAAATACTCTTATATCTGTAGATGATTATAAACTATCAGATGTTGATATACAAACTATTGTAGATAGCGTTGAGGATGATATAGACCCTAAGTATGAAAAACTGCTATCAGAATATGCAGGTGGAATGGCATCTATTAATGCTGTTAACTCCTCTGCTTTTATGATTGGTATGGCTCTTATCCTAAGGCAGAAAACAAAAGATTTATCAAAAGCAGATGCAGATTTAAGAAGAGACAATACTAAGAATGCTATTCAATTCTATCAAGATAGACTAAGATACGTTGAAGCTTTTGCAAGAGCATATAGTTCTATTGATTTTCAAAGAGCAGCAGAACTGAATAGGTCAAAGATATCTTTAGAAGATAATATAAAAACTCTAATGAGTAGCTATGAGAATACTAAAGCACAAGTTATGACCTCTTATGAAGATGTACATGGTCAAGCTATGCTAGACTATGAGAGGACAAAGGCAGGTGTTATGAGTAACTATGAAACATTAGTTGCTCAACTTGTATCAGATTATGAGAAAACAAAAGCTACTCTTATGGCAGCTTATGAAGACCAACAAGCTCGCCTTGCAATGTCCTATGAAACTCTATATACAGGATTCCTAACTGATATGAATAGAGTATCCGCTGAAATAGATAGAGGAAAAGCAACTGTACTTGGTGACCTACACAGAGCACATGAAGATAGAAGAGTTCAATATGTAACTGGTGCTTTAAAAGGTATGATAACAATGCTTATCTCTTTGGCACAGCTTAGAGGGCAATTAGCCAGTCAAGGAATAGGAATCATGAGTAATCAGTATCAAGCATCAAAGGGATTTGTACCAGAGTATGTTAAAGATGCTATAGAAACTGAAAGAATGGCACAGGTCATGACTACTGAACATGAGGAAAGGGAGTTACATGCTGATGTTAAAGATACTTTATGGGATTTATCTGTCTATCAATATGGTGCTAACATACTATCAGCCATAGGCACTGGAGGTGGTGGTTATATACCTGATGGACCATCTCCTGTTGGACAGGCACTTTCTGGAGCAATGGGTGGAGCAAGTCTTGCTGGCACTCTTGGAGCAAGTATGACTGCAGGTTCTGAAGTAGGCTTTTTAGCAGGTCCTGGTGGCATAGCTGTTGGAGCATTAGTAGGTCTTGCTGCAGGCTTGGCAACTTATTAGCAAGTGTTGAATTTTTCAACAAACACTATAATTTAAAGAGAAAAATATGGCAGTAAAAAACAAAGAAAATAAAATTAAACTACAAAAAGCTGGTCTATGGAATTTACCTACAAGCGAAATGACTGATGAACAGTATAAGGAATTGTGGGGACAGTTTAAAGCAAGTCAACCTGTCCCTTTTGGTGCTGGTATTCCAGAAGCTCAACAGAGTACAGGAAAACAAATAGGATTCTTTGATAATCTCAAACAAGCCATTGTAGATAGTCCACTCTTTCCAGATAAGAACTACAAAGGGGAAAGTATGTCTTATGTTGATGCTATGAAAGAGATGATAGGAGATACATTGTTTCCAGATAAATCTGTGCAAAGTGGTTTTGGTAAAGGACTTATACCAAACACAGGTAGACAGGTGACTATCTTTGACGAGTTTAAACAAGCAGCTAAAAATGACATAGACCCTTTTGTTAAAGGTGTAAAATCTTTAGAGGGTAAGAACATATTTAGAGAGGGTGTGTTACATAAGAAGCAAGGAGCATTTACTTTAGGTGAACCTCCTACTGAACAGGAACAAGAAGTTGAAGCTATGTCACAGGCTCTGGCTGGAACAGGTAAAGGTATTCTTGATGGTCTTGACATTACACCAGGCTCTCATATACCAGAAGAAGATATTAACTATGGGAAGTTCTCACCTTCATGGGCATATAGAAAAAATAGATTGAAAGATTTCACTTCAAATCCTAATTTCCATAGAGCACTTGCAGAGTTCGCAAAGGCATTTGATTCAACAGGGGAAGGTGCTGGTACTAAGTTGGCAGATGCTTCTATAGGTATACAGAGAAGTACTATATATGATAATGCTCTTTCAATGGCATTAGCTGGTGAAGATATAGCAGACCTACCTTTACATCTCTTAACAATTGAACAGCGTGAATCTATAGAAGATAAAGTGATTGATAGCGAAAGAGCAGATATAACTATTGAATATTATGAGAATCAGATTTCTAATGCCAATATGACAGATAGAGAAAAGGCAGCTATAGACTTGAAAGTAGCTGAAACAAATGACCCACTTAAAATTGTTAAAGCTTCTGATGCTCTAGTAAAACAATTTAACTCAGAGATAGGGGATGAGTTTAGTGCTACCTATGGTATGCAAGCAGGTATGACCCCACTATCACCAGAATTTAAACAATTAAAAGCAGAGAAGTTCACAGCTAATATAAACAGATTTGATTCTTTTGGAACTACCTTTGATGTTATGAAGCAGATGGTTCCCTTTGCCTATCAAGGATTACAGGCAGGTGATATCTTCTGGGATGTAGATGAGAGTGGTGTATATCGTCTTAATAAAGTAGCTGAAGATGGTAATACTCTTATTGATATAAGAACCTTTACAGCGGGGGAGTAAATGGCTGAACCAAGAACATTAGAAGATATTGCTATTGCGCTGAATCCAACACCGAGAGCCCTCATAACAGATGAGGATGTGAAAACTAATGAGGGTGAAAAAGAAAAAGGAGTAAGAACTCTTTCCTCTTTAACAATGCCCTTAGGACCTTTATCCTTGCAGAAGAATGGCTCCGTGCCTACTCCTGAATCGGATACTTTAGAGGGGGCTGAGAAAAGAACGCTATCCACGATTCAGTCTCGGCTCCTCTCTGAAGGACAGTATGGTGGACCTCCTTATGAACTAAATCCTGATGATGAAGAGCTTTCTTTCAAAGCAGGTATTAATTTTTTAAATGCTTTCTACGCAAATACCTTTGACCAATATCAAGCTACAATGGCTCAGTTAGGTGGTGACCATGAAAGGTCTAAGTGGATAAGGCAGGAAATGGCAAAGAGATATGAGAGTGGTATTTCTGGTAGTGCAGGAGAGTTAGCAAGTTCTATTGCACCACAGCTTGCTGTATATGGTCTAAAAGCAGCAGGTAAGACATCTGTAGGAGCTGTAGTAGGTGCCTCTTGGTTATTGTGGACTGGTGTAACAGAATATGCAGACCAGCTTTATAAGATGGAGGAGGAAGAACTTGAAACAGGTAAGGACTTTTCTACCTATAGAGAAGTATCTACTGCACTTGGTTCTGCCCTACTTCAAGTAGGTATTGAAGCGTTAAGTATGTTCACCTTTGTTACTAAAGTTACAGCTGTTAAGCCAGCAACACTTGCTAAATTAGGTGCACATTATTTAAAGGGACAAAAGGATGAGGCTATTAAGCTGATTATGAAAGTGTTACCAGCAAGTATTGCTGAAGGTGCTATCATTGAGGGTTCAGAAGAAGTCCTTCAGAACTTTACTTCTAATCTTTTTGAGGCAACATACAATCCAGATATTAGAACTATGGAAGCTATGGTGTCAGGCACAGGTAAATCCTTTTTGTTTGGAGCAATTGCGGGTGGTGTACTTGGACCAGCAGCACGAGGAATATCCTTATCTCAAAAGGAAAGTATTATATCCTTAACACAGGATATGGCTGACCAAGAAGCTATCAATAGAATTAGAGAAGAGACAAAAATTGCTATACCAAACATGTCTGAAGAACACATAGACATGTGGATAATGTCAGCTAAGGTAAGAGGAGCAAAGAATGATAAGTCTATAGCGGAGGTCATGGCTGAGGATGAATTAAAGGTAGTACAAAGTAGAGTTGAAGAGCTTAAACATTTCATGGAAGAGTATGATACAGATATTCTATTCAACATGATAAGACCAGAGGATTCAAGACTTACAAAGATTGAAAAAGACAACCTTGATGAAGCAAAGAAAGCAATACAGTCTGGTGTAAATAAGCATGAGGTATTCAAGAAGTATGGTTGGTTCTATACAGAACAGGATAATGCATGGAAGCTGAGAATTAACCCAGAACTTATGACCATAAAGCAACCCTTCCATAATGCACTATCCAACAATGAGGAAGTCTACAACTTAAGATTACAAGATGTTATAGATTATGAAACCCTGTTCCGCTTATATCCAGACATGAAAGATGCTGATGTTTCTTTAAGACATCTACCAGAAAGAGTGTTTGGTACTTATGACCCTTATAATAAGGCAATTACAATAGACCCCTGGAAGGTAGGTAACAACCCAATAAAGCAAAAGTTTCCTACCATGCCTAATGAAACTTTTCAAAAGGCTATGTTCACACATGAGATACAACATCTTATACAGGATAGAGAAGGTTTTCTTCACATGCCAAAGTATGAGAATTTCTATGGTCTTGCTGATGATTCTAAGATAATTGCAGACTTTCTTAAGAAGAAAGATTATGATATAGATGATTATATAGCTAAAGTATATCCATCTTCCACTCTTGAGAAACATATAAAGACTATACTATTTCATCATACCCTTATGGGAAATGGACTTGCTCTTGATACAAATGAGGTAAATCATTTTACACAGCATTTTTCTCGACTGCTGAATAAAGCACTACGAACAACTATAGGTGATGGTCCTTATAGAGATGTCCTAATGGTTAATAGGAAGGGTGCAATTAATAGGGCTTTGATGTGGTATGAACAGCTACTTGCATCTAATAACTATCAGAGAGAGCAAGTTGATAGAATAATGTCTGCCATTAGAAATACTATATATAATAAGGATGTTGTTGAACAAGGTAGGAAAAGACATACAGCTCAAGCACAGATAGCAAGCTTATTTCCAAAATATTATAAAGGTACAGCTGATTACTTTAAGAGAAATTTTCCTGAAAGACTTGATATATACAAAAAGATGTTCATTGAACAGGAAGCTGTGAATGCTGAAGCCTACTTCTATCTAACAAAGAAACAAAGAGATTTAGTTCCTGTCTATGCTGGTAAGGCTGCTGTAATGCAGATATCAGAAGATGGAGAAATGCTGAAAAGGTACAGCGATGAAGGGGATTTACAACAAGAACTTGAACTTGGAAAGGATAAAACATTCTTCCATAGTTCAAGCACTGGTGAGTATAGAGGAGCAGTTGAGTTTGACTCTGATGGTCCTACTATTATACATGCTTTCAAATCAGCCAATACAGAAACTATGTTCCATGAGCTTGGTCACATTCTTAGAAGGGATTTAACAGAAACAGAACTGAAGAAAGCAGAGAAACTCTTTAAAGTAAAAGGTGGTGTATGGACACGAGCTAATGAAGAATCATTTGCTGAACATTATGTAGAGTGGCACAAGACAGGTACTGTAAAGAACAAAGAATATATACCAATCTTTGAGAAGATACAGAGAGCTTTGATAAATCTCTATGAAGGTGTAGTTAATATCAACCCTAACATAGAAGTATCCAAAGAGATGAATGACTTCTTTAGCTCATTATATAATAACAAGTATGAACCATACTCAGACCCACGTGCTGTAGAAGGAAGGTCTAATTCCATAAGGGACATAGCAAGAAAGATGTATTATGGTGTGCTTGATAGAGTAGATATAGAAGCAAAAGCAAAAAGATTTGGTTGGAAGTATATAGGTTCAGTAGCAAAAAGAATGGCTTCAATCATGAGCCATCATCAAGACCAAGGCTTACAGCTGGTAAGAGGTATGCACAAGTCTCTCGTACAACAGGGATATTCCAGAAAGGATGCGGGCAAGATGCTAAATGACCTTGTACTTATATATGAAGACCTTGATATATGGGAGCAAAAGAAAGAAACTCTTGATGGTAACATTCTAACAGATGCAGAGATTGAAGCATTAACACCTGCTTATAACATGCTTGATGATTATCTTAAGACATCAAAGCAAGAGTATATAGAGTCTGGTGAAATGAAACAGGGTTTTGTGGAAAGAATGCAGGCTACTATTAGTGAGCAACTTCAAGAAGTAGAAGGCAAACCAACAACGCCTAAAAGGATAAAGAAAGCTGGTGACTTAAGAGATGTATTAAAGATTACAAATAGAATGAACTTTGTACCAATTCCCCTTGCTCTGTGGCTTGAAAGTAAATACTCATATAACCCAAGAGCAACAAAGAAAATTCTATCAATCGTAGTGAGAAGAGGTAGGAAATCAATGAAGATTGCTGACCTCATAAAAGCTGAAGGTACATATGAATCTCTTAAGGAGTTTGCAATTAAAAGAGAAGATATAAAGCTTGGTGATATCATATCCTCATACTCATATAGAAAGGGAAAGGACTTTGCTAACATAGCATTACGTGAGGCAGCTATTAAAGATGATGCTGTTAGACATCATCCACTTACAAAAGCGAAGAAGAGGTCTAAGCATATACCAGAGGGATTTGCACATCCAGCCTCTAACCTTCCTTTTGTTAGGAATTATATTGTTAAAAATTCTCTTAATGAATTCTTAGGTGATATAACAAAGAGAGTCGATTCAATTGGCTTACCTTCAAAGGTGTTAAATGTAGCGAAGATGACAGCCTTTTGGAATCCTGTATTTCTACCTATGTATGATATGGTACAGGCTGCTATGCTTGGGTCTTTCAATCCAATCAATCCTAAATCATACACTCGTTTGCATAGAGCTATGAAAATGGTGCTCGAGCAAGGTGAGGACTATCAAAGCTTCAAGCAAAGTGGTTTATTTTCTACACCCTTCCCTAATCCCTTGAAGGGACATATGGATGCTATGAACGCTATGTTTGTAGGAGGAAAGAAAGCAGGTGTCTATGGTTCAGAAATGGAACTGCATCTTGCTAACTTCTTTGGTTCTACTATACCTATATACAGAGGTGTTGGTATCAATCCTATTAAAGCGGTTAAGTCCTATTATAATATGTCTTGGAAAACTGCATGGCTTCTTGATAATGTAGTAAGAGTAAACTCTGCCCTATACCTAACTGAGAAAGTTGGTATGTCTAAGTATGATGCTGCACAGAGAGCAGCCTTGTTTCATGGTGACTATGCTGGTGTACCTGCCAATACAAGAAAACATCTTAACAGGATATTCTTCACACCTACATTTAAGATTGCTATGGGTAAACTGTATATTAATATGCTAAAAGGAACTGCTGAAACTATAGACCCAACAGTAAAAACAAGTACACAAGCCAAAAGAAACATGATGTCTATGATGAGAACACTTGCAATTGTTGGAGGCTTTGATATTCTTTTAACTTCACTTGGCTTTGAAAGGGATGAATGGGGAAGGAGATATGTAAAGGAGACTGAGACAGAGAAGGGTCCAAAGGAATCAGTCTTAACTTGGTCAGGCCCTCACAATATGTTCCTTAAGTATTTGTATAGAGCAAGAGATGCTATGAAACCAGAAGTAGATAATAGTATCAAGCGGTTTACCACAAGTAACAAGTGGGAAATACATCCTCTTTATAGGGTAGCACTTGAGGTACAAGCAAATAGGCAACCTAATGGAGACCCTATTACCTATGCTTTTGATGACCCTCTAATTAAATTATGGAAACGCATGAAGTACAGTCTCGTGAACATTGTAGGTGTACTTAAGTTAGGACAAGGTATTGAGGAGCCAGGTGCACGTAGAGCCTTAGCAAAGGAATCAAGTGCTTGGTTCTCTGCTTTAACACAACCCTTTACTTTTACCTACTTACGAGATATAAAACCTGTGAGAGCAACTATGAGTGTGAAGAGTCTTAAGACAGCCTTCTCTCGTGACGTACATAAACTACTTGAGAAGTCTGCTTATATTGACCCTGTGAAATATGAGAAGATGACAAACAACTTCATCGAAAGAGTTGAGAAGATACTATTGAACTATGACCTTATTGATTATGACCTTGATGATGAGCCTCGCTAATGTACGTCTATCCACTCTTTTCCCTCTTAGCCATACCCTCTCTAATTGTACGAAGTTGAACTACTCTTGGTACAGGATTCTTTATACCAGCTGCTAATAGTTTATCAACTGTAGAATCAAACCACTCTAAGTCAGCAGCAATAATCCACTTTTCTTTTATCTTTGGAGCAAGATGTTTGTCACAGGATTTAATAGTTGGTAGTACCTTATCATCTAAAAAGTTCATTACATCCTCACGCTCTTTGTTTTGAAAGTTCTCTTTATCAGCAAGCCAATTATTTAATTTATCTATAGCAACTTGAATCTTGCTTAATTTGTAAGCTATGTGTTCTATTTCCTTTGATAAAAGTTCTATTCTTTTTTTATTTGTTTTCATGATTCTTCCTCATTAATGTTAATGTCTTTGCTTGGGTCTGCCATCATACTCTTTAAGTATCCAGCATAATTCATCCATATCCCTCTCTCGCCCTTAGCATTTGGGAAGTTCTCAAAGTGAATTATCTCTGACCTATCTACTGTGATGGAAAATATTCTACCTTCAAGTGTAGGCTTTATGTATGAACCTACTTTTATATAGGGTGATATATTTCCTTTATCATCTATTAGTTTCATTACTTCTCCTTTGGTGGATTAAAGTCTATATTACAATTACAGTAGTGAACATTAAAAAGATGGTCATACAATAGAGCATTTTCTTTCTCTAACTTTTCTTTTTCCGATTCAACATACTCTTCCAATTCAGCGACAAATTTTTCCGCTCGATGTTTAGACATTGGAATGTCGCTTAGGTATTTTGATAAGATTGTTTGTATTTTAGTCATTTTGATACCTCAAAGAATTTATCTGCACACCAAAGCATTGCTTGTTCAATATTGTCTAATATTTCAAATAAATAAGGAGTGCATTCTTTATACTTTTCTACTTCTGCTCCCCATCTTTTAGTACCGACTTCTTCATTCAATAAGAATTTCCAACCTTTCGTTTCAGCGAATACTATTAAATATCCCCAAATGTCTTTGATGTTAGATGTCATAATCCAAACTTCTAAAAGTGAAAACTGTTGAGTGTATTTATCAAACTCTTTCATCAATTTAGTATCTTTGTACTTTGTGTATATTTCTTGCCAAGTCATTTAATTACTCCTTGCTAAACAATTTGTGCATAATGGCATTTTAGGTTTTTGTTTATATCTTGTATCAACTTCATAAAAATTAAGATTACAAACAGTCCTTCCAATTGATGAATCCCAATATTCACCAAACTCTTTTATTATGTGTACTACTTTGCCTCTCGGCATTTTTACATACTTATCTTTCATTTAATTACCTCATATATTTTCTCTAAGTCCTCTTGTTCAAGGACAGATTTTGTTAGGTCGAACCCAATTACACTTGTTTCTTGATTGATAACAAAAATTCCTTTTTTATTATCAGGGTCGGGATAAGAAGCATAATAAAATATTAAATCTTTTCTTTTATCTCGTAATATATTCATCGCCATCAGTAGTTGTGATAAAGTGTAATTACGTAATCTAAAAGGTTTGATTGGTATAGTTACCCAACCTTTATATTCAAGTTTTCCCAATATCTCTGATAACCTTTGATGTACTTTTTGCTGTAAGGAATTCATTGTACAACCTCTGTTGAATTTTTCAACACAGCATCATCTTCAACCAACTGTGGATATTTTGTACCTAACCAAAAGGATACTATTACAGTTACTATGTATATAAATAAGAAATATACAAGAAACCCTATTGAATCCTTTCTTGCTATCTCATATCTATCTTGCTCTGTATATCTATTCTGTTTCATTAGTTTTCTCCTTATCTTCTTTTCTATTATCTTTGTGGATATATTTTATTAGCATATCATTTCCTTCATAGACTTTAACACAGTACTTCATTGTACTGAGTGTATCCACAATTTTCTCAAGTATAAACTTATCAGCATCATAGTAATGTAACCCCAATAACCTTGAGAACAGTATACCTGTATCTCTGGCATTAGCAATAGTCTTCATTACTTTATCTGTTATAACTGAGTAGTCACTTGAGCCCATACCTCTGAATGTAAGAGGCATCTTCTTTTCTGTTTGCTCTAATATCTGTATGGCTCGTTTCAAGGTATCACTTGTAATCATCTGCTCATCTCCCTTACTTGCTGTTAAAATCAAAGAGAGTTTTAATGCATGATGAGGTCTACGTTGAAAGTAGCCAGCAAATCTTTCATCCCTAAAGGGTGGGTTGTCTTCTTGTCCTAAGTACCACTCAGTCCAGACATCAAGGAATTCTGATGTAATTTCATACTCCCCTTTCAGTAGGGATATTTCTTCAAGGTCTAAAAATAATCTTTCAAATAAATCTGTATCTGCCTTTGTCAAGAATGGTGCGGGATTAGACTTACTCTTTCTGTTCTCATATACAAATATAATTCTACTTGAAAGACCACCACCAATAGCATCATTAGGTAAAGTACTTTGTATAAGGTCTGGTGTTGTTGCACCTATCATATTCATAAAGACATTTACAATTTCATTAGTACCTGCATTCTTTGTCCTGTATGTCCAGTTGTCTGCACAGTCATACCAGTCTGTCATATCAGCCATTAGATTGACATTATTATAACCAAGAAAGACTGTCAACTCCTTACTAAATACTGTCAAGGAAGAGTGAACAAGATGCTGTGCTTGACCTATGTCAGCACCAGAGACATTCATACTATTCTCTAATTCCCTTATGAGAGCTTCTCTTGTTATCGCTTCCGCTGATAAAGGTATACCTAGCTTCCTTAATAAAGACTCACCTGGATACATGGCTGTTCCCTTCCTACACTTTCCACTTGGACCAACAAGTACAATATACATATTAGGATATACTTTCTTTTCCCACTGTAGATGTACTTTCCTTTGTAAAGCAGAGGCAAGTACAGATATACCTACCCACATCTTATAGAGTTCAGGTGGTTCGCTGTCCTTTGTAAACTTTAAATAACTGTCTATCCAATCACCTGCTTTTCTTGCCACTTTCTATTTCCTTTAATAAGTATTCTACAAATTCTGTTCTACCTCTACACATGTCCATATCTTCTTTATCTTCAAGTAATATATAAGAACAGCATCTACAGTAGATACCACCACCAAGTGTCTTTACAAATTTATGAGGCTCTCCCCTTTTCAAATGGCTATGAGCATCCTTTAAAAGTTGTTTATAAAAAGGACTAATTTTTGTATAACCTACTTGTAGTCTTAAGTTTGTGAAAAGCGGTTTACTCTTTCCTTTAATAGTAACTAAGAACCCATACTTTTTAACATCCTTTACTAAGTGTTTAGGTATAGCAAATATCTTTCCAGCATCCTTATTTTTGTATACTCTTTCTTGAAACTCTTCTAAGGTTTCCTTCTCATTCATTCTCGTCCTCCTTATCATCAAGTAACCACATCTTTGGAGCATCTGGATGCATATATTCTACACCTCTTCCTCCTTTTATCTTTGCAGGTTTTATTAAACCAAGCTTACATCTGAGTAGCCAAAACCAGTAAGGGCCTCTATACATCTTTCCTATCAGTATCTTATCCTTTGGTTTCTTTGCTATCTTGTATAAGATTTTCATGAGCCTTCTGTAATTCATTTTCAAGGTGTCCTCCTTTCAAATTAATTTCTTCTGTATCAAGTAAGTTAAATCCCATCTTAAGCTCGCAAGGAATAGAGAATTCTCTTGCCCTAAACTTAAGTGGTTGTTCCAAGCTATCTTTCAATAGTCCAATCATCCTTGCATGCTCATTCCAACCAATATCTATTGGTATTTGAAAGACAAGAGAGTCATGTACTTGATTGAGTAGTTGCATGTGTTCAAACTCTTTATGATTATAGTAGGCATATATCATACCCCACTCATTAATCATACCAGCTACTGTTGATTGAGGTATGTAATTGTATGCCTGTTTGAATAGTGTTTCACCCCACCTATCCATGAAATACCTTGTCTTACCAAAGAGGTCTACTAATCTTCTATTCAATTGCAGTTCGTCTTTAATCCAGTTGTGATACATTTCCACTCCTGGATAGACTTTATAATACTTACCCCTTAATTGTTTGGCTTCAGACATAGGAAGTTCATACTCAAGTGAGAATGTCATAGCACCCATAGCATAGTTGAGAGCATGGTTACAAGTCTTTCCCCAATACCTTTCACTTTGCTCACCATTACCTAATACACTTGAACCCTCTTCTTTACTCACATCCTTTGGAAGTTTGTTAAAGATAAGACCGGCTGTCTTTGAGTGCACATCCTCACCCCTTTCAAAGGTTTCAATCATGGTAGGTTCTGGTGCAATGTAGGCAACAATTCTATTCTCTGCTTGTGATAAGTCTAAATCATATATCACATATCCTTTATCAGCTAACATAAACTTCTTCATCCAATAGGGCTGGTTCTGCAGATTTGCTCCAGTTCCAAATATTGTCTTACTACTTGACAGTCTTCCATTCACAGTACCAACAGGATTAAAGGAAGCTCGTAGTCTGCCATCAGTATCAAGCTTCATGTCAAGGTAGGTACTCTTCTTCTTAACTAACTTTCTATACTCTTTAATATCATGAGCTGGTTTGATGCCACGAGCTGCCAGACGTGATAGGGCTTTGCTATCTGTTGTTACTTTGCCCTTGTTCCTATAAGGTGCAATGTTTTTGTATACATAGAAGTATTCCTTTAACTCTTTAACGCTGTTAGGATTATCTATTCTTCCATTACTATCTTCTTGTATCTTTGTAAGCAGTTCTTCAATTTGTTTCTCTATTGTTAGAGACATCTCTTTCATACCTTCAGTATCCATCCTAATACCAAGAGTACCCATGTATATAAGTATCTCTATCAGCTTTGCCTGTCTCTTATAAGCCTCAATATTATTAAGTTGTGCCAAGTCATTAAGAAGTTCGGGATATATTTCTGCCAATACAACACTATCTTTAGCATTATATACCCAGAAGTCTCTATCAGAACCTCCACCATATTTAATTCTAAACTTTCCTTCATCCTTATAGTATGGTTCTTTTGTATATATAGATGTTAGATAATCTAAGCCCTTTGGAAAGTCTGGGAATGCAATAGCATGTGCAATCATAGTACATCCCATTGGGGAAGTTCTTATACCATATTTAGCGAATAGGAAAGAAGCATCAAATACAATATTCTGTCCAATCTTTAATATTCTTGGGTCTTCAAGTACTTTTGTAATAGCTAACATAATTTCCAACTCTTGTTCTGGAGTGAAGTACTCGATACCTTTTTGTATAAAGGGAATTGATATGGCTGAATAAGGTGTGCTTGCAAAAGAAATGCAAGACATTTCCTCATTCAATACTTCTATATCTACATTAGCAACAGGTGCATTTAATAGACTTTCAAGTACACCCATACACTCTGTAAAGGTAGGCTCAATTTTCAATAACCTTTTTGGTAGCTTGATTTCTGGATAATAGGATTCTTCCTTTACCCTTCTTAAATCTGCCTCAATTAAATGAGTATATGTATACTGCCTTAATGCTGCAGCAGGATGTATGATAGGTATAACTTTCCTACCTTTTAATAGGGAGGATTCATAAATAGAACCTCTCCTTTTTGTTACGCCCTTTAAACCACATAGGGCGTAAAGGGGCACAGCCCCAACTGCGACAATTACATTGGCAGTACACTTATCAAGTTCCTCCCTTAAATGTTGAACATATACTTTATATGCTTCAGACTCAACAACTGTTTTCTTTGACAAATCAATAAAGGGTTTTATAACATTACCTTTTGGTCTTTCCTTTATTACATTAGTCATATAGCAAGCACCTCTATTGATACCTGCGTTTCTCATTACGCTATCCAACAGTTTACCAGAAGCACCTATGAATGGCTTGCCTAATCTTTCTTCAGCAGAGCCAGGTGCTTCACCAACAAATGCTATCTTACAGTTTAATGAGCCTTCAGGAGGAACAAGATTAGGTTTTTCCCGAATCAGAATCTGTTCCATTATCTCTCCTTATATTTTACTTTTTGTATGTATCTTTTGTGTGCAGCCTTCCCCGCTGGACTCCAATGGTTTGCGAAGTCTCTCTCTTCTTCTGTCATGAAATCTACCTTTGGAATTGTTCTACTTCTAAATTTGTTAGGGTATATGACTGACGATACTTTGAAGCGGGGATTGCTGTGTCGTGCCATAACCCTCTTGAATGTAAAGATGGTTGTGTCCACAAAGATAGGCTCCCACCTACCCTTTATCTTTAGCAATACTTTTATACTCATCTTATATTCTTTGATGTGTTGGTCTATGATGTGCAGCAGCTTTCCACTTCTGTACAAAATCAAGACAGGGCATACCAAAGTTTCCTTGTTTCATATATTTATGCTCTAAACCATTTTTACTATCATACCTAATTAGATTTGGCATGTATATGCTATGGAATATAAGGCAGTCTGACAGCACTCCAGCTATTCTTTTATTCTTCTTAAGAGCTGTTGGAAACTTGATAGCTGTATTCAGTTTAAGTATATCATCACCCAAAGGAAGTTTTGCCAACCAATCCTTTAAGGCGTCTTCACTTGCAACTTCTAATAGTATGGCTTGCTGTAGCAGACCGCCTTCATATTCTGTAAAAACTATTCTCATATGTCTAATCCCTTTGATTCATCAAAGACATAACCACACTCTGTACATACATGTAACAGAACATGTTTCTTCTTATCCCATACATGCTCAATTACATCATGAGGCATTGGACCATTATGCTCGCACATCTTCTGTGCTTCATCTTTACAGGCTTCACTACATACAATCGTATCATTAGGGAAGATTTCAAAGCCTGGTTCATTGTCAGTGCATGCCCTTTCACAGACATCACACTTATATCTCATCATCTTTTGACTCCTTTGACAACTCTTGCTCTCTTTGATACATAGCTTCTGCAATTTTAAAGCATCTATCTGCAACAGTTTCTGGTTTCTTTACAAGTGAATGGTCAATAGCATTAAGAGCACATCCTGCATAATGTCTTATTGCTGTTGCTTTTGTTCTTTCATCTTCAGTCATTTCTTTTCTCCTTTTTCTCTGTAAGTGATTTGTATTGTCTTAACTTTCCATTTGCTACTCTAACTGTATACTTATCCTTATACGCTTGTGATGTATCGAAGCCAAGTGCAAGGTGACCTAAGTTGTGAGAAGCAAGTAGCCAGTTACCACTGCCAGCAAAGCATGACAATACAAACTCTCGTTTTGTATTTCCTATAAATGTATTAAGTATTTCTTCACATAATTCTATTGGTTTTTCTGTTGGGTGTATTCTACTTTGGTTCGGTGGCTGTCTGAATTCAAAGTTTGTACTTCTACCAAGCTTATCACTTGACAACCTTGCTTGTCCAATTCTAAAATATAAAAACTGTTCATATGCTTTTGATAACCTAATGTCCGGGTTCCTATTACCGCCCTTATCTTTAATCCATAGGGCAGGATACTTCTCAACAAAGAAACCTTTATGAAGGAATAGCTCATACAGAATGTTTGACCACTCTGAGCCATGAAATAGTACTCCCCAACTTCCCTCTTTCATAACTCTATAAGCTTCATCAGCAATTTTCTTTGCGAACTTTATAAACTGTTCCTGCTCTACTTCTTCATAGTTATCTACTTCTGTATCCTTCTCTTTCCTATTCCTTTTGAATCCAATAGCCCAATCTGGGTCTATCTCAAGGAAGCCTACACTACTGTCAGGTATATTTTTCACACCCTTGAAAAAGTCTGATACAAGATAAGCATCCATCAACTCTGACTTTGCTTTCTTCTCTGGTGTCTTTGCCTTTTCACTTCTTAATTCTTTTGCTATCTTCTGTATGTCCGCTTTCTCTTCCATCTTCTTTAGCATTTTATTTGCATCATTCTTATTCTTTTGTTCAGCTAATATGGGTACGACCTCCATTGCTGTAGCAAGTGTGATGTCCTTTGATACTGTACCTACATCTACATTAAGCATCTTCGCTGTATCTCTCATACTATGTTTCTTTCCCTTATTACTTAATAAAGATGCAAGTGCATTATGTATTTCCTTTGTTAGCTTACACTGCTCTTGGTATGTTAAGTCTTCTCTTCTGAGATTCTCTTCCAACTCTATAATCTTTCTTTCCCTATTATCAAGTCCACTACCATACACCCTAACAGGTATTTTTATACCTTTAAGTTCAGCCATAGCTCTGTATCTTCTACCACCTGCAAGCAGATAATATTTCCCCTCTTCTAATTCCTCAACTGCTAATGGTTGTATTAAGCCATGTGTTGCTATTGATAGGGTAAGTGCCTTAAGGTCACCATATTCTTCTCTTGCTCTTTCTCCCTCTACAATGTCCTCATGTTTCACAATCTTTACTCGAGGCTTTAATTTATGTATCCTTTCCTTTACCTTTTGTTTCATATCACTCATCTTGTAAACTCTCTAAATAATTTAATAGTTCCTGTGTGTTAGTAGCATCCATACCCTTTATAAGAGCTTTCATTGGATTTGCCTTTCTTTTTATACCTCCAAGAGATAACTTCTTCTTTACTTTAACCTTAACTGTTCTTCTGCTTCTTCGAATAGCTAAGATAAGGTTAAGAGCTTCTTTCCTTTCAAGGTCTGATATACTATTCTTTATCTGATTCAGTTGCATTAATAATCTCCTCACTTATATGAGTTAAGTCAAGCATATTGTTAGCAAAAGCTCCTAATATTTTTTCTCTTATAGGACTCTTTAGTACTTTGATAAGGTCTGCTGTTATCTTCTGATAGATAGGACTCTTCATACCATAGGGTATATACTTCTTTAAATCAAAAAATTGTTCTGCTGTTATCACAATAGTGATACGAGGTATCCAGCCTGGTGCACCTTTAATCTCTTTTGAGTCTTCCTGTGACATATTCTTTCTCCATTTCTAAGAATCTTTGTGTTAATACCCTATAAAAATAGGGATGTGTAATACTACTTACCCTAAAGGTTAAGGACATTATATCTCTTACGATAGGGTCTTCAATTCCAATTAAATCTATTTCTGCTACAAATTGTTTGTAAGCAATTATTCCAAATTCTATTCCAGCAGGTTGTTTTCCTTCTAAGAACATACCTACAATTATATCTGCTATTCCTCCTACTACATTATGTGACATTCTTCTTTATTCCTATTTAACTTGTAAAGAAAGAGCCCACCAAAATGATGGGCTCAATCTTATTAGAGTATTAGTCCTTTGGAACTATGAATCTCTTAATCCTATTCTGAACACCATACTCTTTGCTTTCTTCCTCATCAAGAACAGCCCAGAAATCTTTGCCTGTTAGTTCTTCTTCAACATCAATATCAGCTGATAGGTCGAAGCCCATTGTTTGATAGAATTCCTTCAATCGTCTTAGATACATTACCTTATTATCATCATCGTCCTTTGGAATAATAAAGTGATGTGCTACCATCTTTGCATCGGGTTCATCTATAATGTTACAGAAAAGTGAAAGCATAGTGTTTCCTTTTTTGGACTCACGCATTTCTGCTTTCTTAATTACGAGATTGTACTCATCCTTTGGTACTGTTTTCTCATCGGGAATCTTCTCTAAATTGACCTTTAATAAAGTCATCTTATTCTCCTTTTATTGTTTTATCAGTTGTTGGTAATCCTGCTTTCTTCAACAGGTTTTTTATGTTAGGTTCTTCCTCTCTTTTAAAGACGCCTTCAGCACCTAACTGAGTGGAGGCTGTGTGTCTATGCGTTGATTGTGTTAGCAGTATATATTTAGTTCCATCTGAGGATGGCTTAGTTGTTAGTACATACTTCTCTGTGAACAACAAAGGTATCTGTACTTTTAACTTTCCAAACACTGCTAACTCAGACTTTACACCACCTGTTACTTCATTCTTCACAGGTTCAAGGTGTCCAGTCAATATGAAGTCACAGTCTTGAGATGCTGTAATCTTCACAATATCCTTTAAGTTATTGTACAGGGGGATATAATCCTGTATTGCCAAAGTACCTTCTTTTCTACCTTTCTCATCAGACACTTCATTTGCCATAGCATCTATGAATGTACTCAGACTATCAATACCATATGTGCCAAAGTTGTCAAAGAACTTATTTGCAATGTCTCTTTCCCATAGACCCTCCCATTTTGTATACATCTTTGGGTCTTTATAGGATTCATTCCAGAAAGTTCTAACTAACAACAGACCTTTATCCATTAGGTCACCATAAACACGCCTTAAAATAATAGTACCCTTTGGGTCAAAGCTATCAATCAAGATAGGTAATCGACCTGTACCTATGAACCGTGTCTTACCAACACCAGGCTCACCTTGTACAAGGGCACTGAAATTTTCAGTAGTGTCATCATAGGCTGCTTGTATTTCAGCCATCTGTTTTTCTACATTGAACTCTGCCATTGTTATTTTGCTCCTTTATTAAGTCTTTGTTGAATTTTTCAACACGTACTCGTGAGAACATAGCACGTTTCCAATTTTTACTCTTACTAATGTTCCTTAATACGCCTTTGTACCATCCTGCTTCTGATATTCTACCACCATAACCAGATATACATATACTACCTATAAAGATATTCTTACAGGCACCATAAGCATCCTGTGTATGAACATCCCTTATGATAAAGCAGGTACGTGTTCTTACTGTCTTGGTTATAACACTTGCCATTGTTAATGTCTATATCTTGCCCAGACTTCATCATCAATATCTAATATTTTATCTATGTTCTGTTTACCATGTACCTTATCACCTTGTGATGCTATGAAGTTAAAGTCATGAGTAGCCCAATGACAATAGACACACCAATCATAAGCATGTCCAATCTTTACTAACCAATGTAAATCTTTCCCAGAGCCTGTCATATTTATTCCCGTTTCATCATCAGTAGCTGTACCTGTTACAAGCACTAATCCTGCAAGACTCTTATAATTAAGCATTTCAATTGTTATCTTTGGCTTATTCATTTTACTATCACTCCTGCTTCCATCTTGGTAGCTTTTTTATCAGACTCCATAGGATTCCACCACCTTTCTACAAAACCTTGTGGAACTGTAGCACACCTCTTGAGAGGATTTTCCCAGATGGAGCAGAAATCATGAAACATACAGGTTCTATTCCACTTTGTGCAAGATTCTGTATTCATTGGAAAGGACTTCATGATTGGATTATCCTGTCCTTGTTCCTCATACATTAACTCTGTGTTCTCTTTTATCTGTTTCATATAATAGCTAACATTATCAAGCCATATTTGCATCATTCTCTTATGTTTCCTAATCCTTACTCGTTCAAACTCAGTCTTTGTTTTATAGAAGAATGTTCCATTGATGATTAGACCATATACATTCTTCGGGTCAAACAGACAATATAAAGCATGTATGTATGCACCTACCTGTGTCTTAAGAAACCATTGATTAGTCCATGTACCTCCTCTGTATGAACCACTCTTATGTTCAAGCACGAATACCTTATCTTCCTTATCCATACATACAGCATCTATTCTCATAGTCAACATTTGATTTTCTGTTATTGGAACTGTACCATGTACTTCTGTATATAAGACAGTAAAATCATCATCTTCATAATGTTTAATGTACTCCATTAGAGCCATATAAGCAGATACAGGGTCTTTAGGTCTAAACTGTGAATCCATGTCTTCTGTGTAATACTGTCTATAATAATCAAGAAACTTAGCCATGCCCAACTTAACAGCCTTCTCATTATATCCCTCATTCAATACAGTTTCTAATGCCCTATGCCATGCTTCACCAAATATTAGGTGGATGTTGCTACCTGTACCACTCCAGCCTAACATATACCTATAAAAGTATTTACGAGGACAGGTCATATACTCCTGCAGTTTAGATGAGTCTATTATTTGATGTGTTTCATGAGGACTAACCATCATCTACCTCCTCATTATCTGTTGTTTGTGTTTGAGCATGTAGGTCATTATATTTAGCCCAAGCATTCTTTTCTCTTTCAAGTAAATACTCTATGACTTCTCTTTCTGCTCTAACTCGAGCATTATGTCCCATCTGCTCACTTATAGGTTGACTAACAGATATGAAAGCCTTCTGCAATCTATCTATCTTTTTAATTTCTGCTGTTACTTCCCTTTTCTTTATGCTCATATGAGCCTCCTTATTGTTTTCTTATTATGTTTGACTGCAGGGTAGGGAACATAACCTATAGGGTTTAGCTCCAATGTCTCCACGTATGAAGTTTTTTGGGGAGTCTATGTTCACGTTCTTTAACGTTTAAGACACACTACCCTGCCTCGACATCAGCAACTGTTACAAACAGCCACAGCATTCAAGTCTTGAGGGGTAGCATTTTATTACTTTATGTTTCCAGACATTCTATAACAAACACTAAATTGAAACAATACTATCTAATAACAGTTATTAATTTTCAATTAGCTACTACCCCTTTATCTTATTACTGGGCTATGGAATCTGGACTCTGCATATGCGTAGTACATACAAACGCTGTCCACATCTGCTGCCCCTACACTCTTGAGTGCATAGGCTGGTATGCAGATTCATTTGGTTATCATCTAACTGTCCATAGCCCTTTATGTTTCTATTTCTTCTCTACTGCTACCCAACTTCCGTCTACATAATCAATCAGTCCTTTACTAAACTTATACTTCATCGCTGGATATAACTCCTGTCCAAAGCAATTGGTTGTAGTATCATTTTTATGTAGTCCACAGTTTACACACTCTGGGTTATCCCCTACGTATGTATGTCCATCTTCTTTCTGTACAGTAACTTTCTTATCAAGAATTTTCTTTGTTACTTTCTCTTTCTTCACAGGAACTTTTTTCTTCTGCACTGGTTTCTTCTTAGTGGTCGGCATCTTTGCTTTTGAGTCATCTTTCTTTATGCCTGCTTGCTTCATGGCTTGTGCGGAATCCACCTTCCCTGCCTTAAAGTCATCTTGTGCTTTTGCTAAACTCTGTGGTGAGGATGTTGATTTCTTTCCTTCTGTATCAAATCCTTTTTCAAGGTCGTTAAGTATATCACTTTTCTTTGTGTTCATCTATGGTATCCTTTACTTTTTTAACTATTCTAAGCAGTCTGCGAATGATGTCAGCAGATTCAGCAAGATATACCTTTGCTTCCTCTTGCTGTTCTCGTGATAGTAATGATGTGTTTGCTTCCTCTATTCTAAAGATTGGGAAACCTTTAATATCTACTAATGTATGTCCTCTTGAATCAAGAACAACAAAAGAAGGTTTTTGTATCATTTTCTCTGTTCTATCAAGAAAATCATCGTCACTACCAATTGCAGGCTGCACACGATTTATGCTCATTTAATCTCCTTATCACTTTTACTTTTCTTGAGAAGCTCCGACAACACAACTGTGCGTTCAATATACTTCCCATTTCTATATAGTAATAAATTAATCCTATTGTGCAGATAGCCAAAGATTGCAGAGGCAATACTTGTCATAGTACCAAGCCCTGTCTGCAATAAGAGGTCTTCTTCTTCAGAGTATTGTAAGATGTCAGCAAATTGTCTATACATTCTTGCTGTACTATACCTATCCATCTTTCCTTCTGAAAGGTAGACAAATTCCCCGAACTCTCTGGCATTAGAGAAGTCGTGTCCTCCTCTATTTATGATATAGACTTTTCGTTGTCTTTCCATGTGAGTCCTTATAGGTTTAAGTTTATTATTATCTTTCTTGTTGTATCAAGTCTTGTGCATATAGACAAGGGAAGAGCGGTGTAGCTTAAGGAGTAACAATATGAAATAGACACAGGGGTGTGTCTTTTTGAAATGTGCTCTTCCCTTGAATGCTTTATAAAAACATATAATTATGTATTAGTGGGAAAAAAGAGAGGGAACAAATTAATGCTCCCTCTCTGACTCGGACACCAACTACTATATACTACTGTATAAGTAGCCTAACCTTGTAAGGACTTCAGTTCTTTCATCAAATCCTTGACTTCATCAGCAGTCATTCCAGATACAGCTTGCTTAGCTTTCTCTAACTTACTTAGCTTACTGCGAGTTGCTCCTAATGGTGGAGTCCATGACGCAAATTCTTTCTCAATGTCGCCATCTGATTTCTCAGCTCTAATCCAATTAGTAACTTGGTTTCTACCTGATATAACTCCTGCTCTATTACAGAGTTCATTACAAACATCTGCTCCCCAAGCCTCTATCTTTTCTTCAATAGTTGTTGGAGGTTGGAAGTCTAAAATAACTGTTCTGTCGTAAGTGATTTCTAAAGACTTACCGTCTTTGTCAAACTTACCTTTATTTTCTGTACCTACATGTACTCTAAGTTCCATTTCTGGCTCCTTATTGTTTACTTTGTAAATTCTCTACCTAATGCAAGTCTACTTTTCTCTTATACTTATGCAATAAATAGAGTTTCCTTTCTTCGAAGAAGGTGGGAGAGATTGCTCTCGAATATGCTCTGACCTTTAACTCTTTGGTCAAAACCTTCTCCCTCAATTCACTTGCCTCTAACTCAAGAGTGTCTACCTTATCATACTCTTTGATAATTGTAAGCAAATGTTTATCGAGCATTTTTAATAGGTCTTTATCAATGCCTTCAAAATTTTCTGCTGATATATAATTAGGATTCTTTTCCATAATATATAAATCTAACCATAAAATCATATACAATGCAAGGTTTCTTTTCACTTGCAGTCATTTTATTTTTTCCCCTTCTTTTCAAGTGTATCTAAGACAGCCTTCCTTATATCTACTTCTTCATGTTCTACTAATGCAAACTCTTCCTGTGCTAAAGTTTCTACAACATCACGAGCAAGTCCACCAGATTCTGATTTGTCATAAAAGTTAAAATTACATTCCCTTAAAATCTTAAGTGCTTTTGTATGTGCTATTGGAATGATAGACTTCTTCTGTTTCTCTAATATGAGAGCGAAGTCTTCAAGAACGTCGCCTATTAAAGACGACTTGGTTCTGGACAGAGACTGATTATCTCTATAGAATATAGCAATACAAGCAAGAATACGAAGGTCTGTTCTTGTGGAGGCTATTATTTTTCTGTCGTATTTCATATTTTCCTTCCTTACAATGTTCCCAAAGTTACGAATACTATATGTAAATTACAACTCATTTGTTTACACAAGTTTCGTAACTCTGAGAACAGTTTCTATTCTATGATTTTGCTATAAATGCGTTAAGTCCAATCTTTACAGTTTTTCCATCTACCTCTGCAGTTGTTGGTACTATACCGCTGGTAGTCGCAACTACTAAGGTTTTGCCACTTCTACTTGGAGCTGGTTTCTGCATATCTATTTCTATAATCAATTTATTGTCTTTTATTGCTACTTTCATTTTACTTCTCCTTTAACTTATGTTCATAATGTAATAAGGCTTTATCAAAATCAGAACAGCCTGCTACTTGCATATTAACTCCATTGAAACTAAATTCAACAAGAGTGTTAAGTTGTTCTGCTAATCTAATTGCCTCAGTTAACGCTTGCTCAAACTCACTTCCTGCTGTGAATTGAACCTTTACTATAATACTCATTTATTTATCCTATTCTCTTTCCAGTCATATACAACTGATACTATAAATAGCACCAGCAGTATACCAATTACTACTATTTCATAGGTATCAAGATACCCACCTTCAATCCACCAGTTCTTCATTTTGTTTCCTCTTCATAATACTTCTGCCACTTTTTACATTCTCCAGCTTTACACTTCTTGGCATGTTTTATCTTTTCTTTTGAGACAAAAGATTGCTGTCCACAATTGTCGCAGACATATGCAAATTGACCTTCAAGACCTTGTTCTTTCCAATCATCTCCTAAATCAATAGTAGTGATTTCATCATTAGGTATGTTCATTTGTCTACCACAATTATTACTTTTTTACGCCCAGCAAGTTTTCCTAACCTTTTCCTCATGTCTTCCGCATAATCTTCTATTTCCTTTGTAGCCCAATTATGAAGTTGGGCTCTGAATTTAACTTCTGTACCTGCTATAGTACCTGTAACAATAGCAACTTTGCTTTTGTATGTCATTTGTATCTCCTTTTTCTTTAGTGTAGACTGTGTTGAATTTTTCAACAGAGCCTATATTATTATAAGTTCTGTGTTATTATAAGCAGAGAAAGCCCTACACCAACATATTGCCTGTTGATATAGGGCTTCTCATTTCCGGAGTATTACTGTCTCCTCCTCCTGATTTTCAGCCATCTTTTTGTGTCTCTTTTATCTCTTTCTTCAAAAGACAGATTCTGCAACTTTGGTCTGTTGATATACTTCTGCATATCTCCCCAGTCAATCGCTTGTTCTGCTTCAACCAGATACTCATATTTACTGCCTCGCAATGGAAGAGGGTATATGTAAAAAGACATCTTCTTATATGTAAGCTTCGTTCGCTTGGAGCCTGGTTCTGGAGGTGACTTTATCATGAAACAGTCATGTATCTTCTTCCTATCCATAATTACCGCTATCTGTTTTTTATTCTCACTCATCTTTTTCCTTTCTTTTATCTTCCTTCATCGCCGTCAGTATGGTGTGTATATCAGCGTCAATCAGCAATACTATTCTACCCTTTGCCTTTCCAAAATCCTTCTTGAATTGTGCAAAGTCATTCTTTATTGAGTAGGTGAGGTATTTCTCTGTTTGGACAATACCTATACTATTAACATTCTTTATTATGTGCAGTCTGATTGCTTCAGCATCTGCAAAGAGTGTGCCAACAACCTTCCCTATGTTTTTAGAGGTTATGCTTTTATTATCCTTCCTCTCAATATCTTCTTTATAATCGAAGACCATATGTGCTGTGCCTCCTCTACCAACAGGGTCACATAAAGTAGTACCACATATAGGGCAGGAATATGCCACACTTCTTGTGGAGACTTTCACACCACACCTGCATACTATACTGTGCCGTTCGAGCTTGTTGTATTGTTTCCTATTCATACTCTTCTCCTTACTTGTTTACTAATTTTCAAATAACTAACAAATTTGTATCTGTAACCAGACACCCTGTCCTTGTGTGTAGACAAGGTGTTTCGTCCTATTTCAAGGACTCTTCAGTGGTCTTAGGCTTCTTAATAGGTAGCAACTCAATATAGAAGCCATTTCTTATTGTGACTTCTGTCTGTTTGAGGGCATGTTTATTGCAGAGTTGTGAAGTTGCTACTCCAACACGTACAGTGTATGTTGCAAACTCTTCACATTCATCGTTTCTGCACTTTGGTTGAGACTTCAAATGTTCCATCTGCAAATCCTTAAGCAGTGAGTTTTTTTCTGTCTCCGTCATTATATAGTCCTTCATGGTGTGATTCCTTCAGCAATATAGGTTTCATATTTCAGAAGCATTTCAATAGTCTTTCGTGACATATCTCCAATGATTTCAGTAATATCACAATAGGGTTCATTATGTAGACGCTTGAGATATTCCTGTGTACCAATAGAATCAAACTCCACAGTTTCAATATGCGTGCCTTTTTCATATACCTTTATTTCAATAGCAACACCATCATGAGGCATCTTTGATTCTTCTATTCGTTGATGATATACTCTCTTCTTATAGTCATATATCTTATCAGGCAAATCCATCATCTACCTCCCAGCGAAATTAGACATTTTGAAATTAGTTCCAAATATAGCATTACACTTCCGCAGGAACTTTTTATCAGGTGCAGTAACTTCGCCTAATTCCCCACTAATACTACCATCAGTAGATAGTGGACTATCAAGCAGGATATTCAACTTCCTATCCCATATTACTATACAACCACATTCTTCAATTGTAGCGAATATGAATCGTGTCTTCATATATACTCCTTTTTGTTTGTTAGTCAAATTTTCAAATAACCTGCCTTTTCTGCATACTCACAATATCAGTCTTCACATTCAACAGGCAGTACAATATACCAATTTAATACCATATCATATAATATGCAACACTTCTTTATAAATATATTCCTCATAAACATATGCAGGTATATCATATATTGTCTTGGTCGCCGAACGGCAGATATATGTACAGGTATATGTTGTTCAGGTGCAGATATTGTGTGTTGTATGTTGTAGTGTTGTAGGTTGTAGTTTTGTTTACCCCACCCCTTCATATTTGTAAACGTGTCAACACAGGCTCGTGTTTGCAGTCTTGTGTTCTT